ATCATTCCAAGTATTAGTTGTAGTTGTTACTGTACGGTCAAAATTGCCACTGGACTCGGTGCGACTAGAGGTAGTAGAATTTTCGTTAGTTGTACCAGTCCATGTCGTTTCCCAAGACCCCCAAACGGTTCCAAGAATTCCTGCCCTCTGTGCAAGTTCTTCAAAATTATCTGTGTTTCCTCGTTCTTCAATAACTTTTGCTTCCAAATACTTTGGATCGTCATGCCAGTTATCTGTCGCAGGCACAAGTACCATAGAACCCTTAAAACTAAAAATTGCAAATGGGTTTACATTTACAGTTTTTGAAGATTTTCTTTGTTCGATTAATAACTGACTCGTATATGGAAGTGACGCCCATCTACCCGAAACTTCAAATCCCTCAGAGTTTACAACATCTAAATGCATTGGAATGTTTGAGGTAGTAAAAAATGGACGCAATTCTCCTTTTCCAGTATCCATAGAGGCATTGAAATCAGAATCAAAAACATTTGCAGTTCCAAACCCAGTAAAGTTTTCAACTACAAATCCATTCTTAAATCTATCAAGTCCATTTTCATCTGTAACCAACAAATCTTTAGTTTCTTTTTCTAAAAGATTTAAAGAAGTATAATATTCCAAATTAGTAATTCTCTTATCAAGTTTACCAATATCTCTCATAGTATATCTTCTGTTATCGATCATATTGGCACTTACATCTTTAGGAACACCAGTATATGGAAGTGTTTCTAATGTGTACAATACCATGCCATCTTCTGGGTCTGTTGGAAAAACAGGAGTTTCAGAAGGGGCCCCATATTTTACATTAATGTTTCCAAACTTATCCATGTAAAGTTTGTCTGCTCTACCAAAATAGATACGCAAATCTGCACTAATTGCACTCGCATCAATTGGGTAGTCAGAAATTCCAGAAACTACACCTTTGCCATATGGGTATCCAGATAATTGTTGGTAAACTGCAGCAGGTCTAAAATCTAATGTACTGTGTAATCGGACACCCTCAAAACTTGGGATTTTATGATATGGTATATTAACATATGAGTCTACGGATGCATAATCGCCTGCGCCGTGTTCAAAATAAGAGTAAATAATAATAGGACGGCCACCACACGGTAATGTACCAGCCTTTAATTCTAATTCGCCCAACTGAATGATGGAGTGTCTTTGTCCAGAAAACAAAGTATATCTATCAGTGATATCATTAATTTTAACAGGAACCTCTGCAGGAGTTTCGATGCCAACATTACTCAACCATAATTCTTCAATTTCTTCTTTAAATGGATTTACTGTACCATCAATGGTGAGTTGTGGTTGAATACTAAGAAGAGTTGGATACACAGTGTGGTCTAAATCAACAGAAAAGGGTGAAGTACCAGTCGCTTCATAAAAAGTATATGCCTTCAATGCAAATTCAAAATCTGCTTCTGTCATTTCATGTAGGAATTTTCTGTCATTTGATTCAATTGAAATTCTATAAGAAGTATTGTTTACATTACAAGTGTCATATATTTTTTTGATTTCATATACATCTGAATGTGGTAATTGAAAATTAGACACACTAAGAATAAGATCATTATTTGCGCCAGTGGGAATTGAAGAATTCACAACTCCTGTTGCAACACTAGAATTTGATCCTAATAAATCTACATCATAACTTAGAGATGTATCGTTATTTGCATCGTTTACATTATCATAGTCAGTTTGTCCAATTGTTTGTCCAATTGCATCCACTAAGGTGTAAGGCAAATGTAACTGATTTTCTCTCAAAGTTTTAATTTTTTCTCTGGAAGAAGTCTTTTTGATTGGTGCGTATACAGTAACACCAGTTGTTCCTGCGGCCAAATTTGCGACATTAAGAGTGGCGGTTCTTCTATCAGAAGAAAATGAAATAGTTGAAATTCTACCAATTTCACCCACAGAAGAATTTAAATCGGCTCTATCAAATGCCAAATATAAACTTTGAGTTGAAATGAAATATGAGTTATCATCTGTTGCGGTTAGAACAATCTGTCCATTGGCAGTAACTGTTTGATCTTCAAATACTTTTAGTACATCGTATTGAGTATCTACTGTTTCTCTTCCACTTTCATCATCGACATATCTAACAGTTTGCAAAAATCTTTTACCAGTATCAATAATACTTGCACCACCATCCGATAAAAGTACAAATTTACCAGTGATTCTTGCCTGAGTTCCTGTCATATCAGCAGACGCATTACCATCAAAAGATGTAGTATCTGTTCCAGAGGAACCACTGGCAATTGCCTCGTTAATTAACTCATTAGTTACGAAGGTTGCACTAGGTAATACTCCTGATTCTGTAGTCAATCCATTTCCAGAATTAAGATTCTTTACCAGTAGGAACTGATCTGCAGAGTTATAATAATAGTTAATTGCTCTTACATCTCTATCATATCTATCATAGATGAGAGATTTTAGTGTAAACTGTCCTTGCACATCTGACAATGACATCAATGTTAACACATTAGCACCAAATCTATAAATTGAACTACCTAATGTTGTTGGAACAACTTCTTCGTTTGAAACAATAGACCTTGCATCCAACATAGTATAAGGTACATTTGTTCTGGGATTAATTTCATATTCAATATCATACAGAAAAACTTTCCAGATACCAGTTTCGACAGAAGTATTCGAAGGTCTAAAAGTAGAAGTTCCATAGTTATCGTCTATCGCATCATCATCAGAATCTGTAAAGTATTCTACTGCCTTAACTTTTGCCTTTGCAATCACATCAATACCATATGCGTTTGCACCCAAGTTAGTCCCACCACCAGCAAAAAATGTTAAATCTTCATCATATGTTACTGGTTGGAAATATGCAGTATCTGCATCGTCTAAATTTGATGTTACAACGACATAATCTTCAGTAATTATCGAAGAAGTGTTTACATTAATAAGTTTAACTTCTTCGTCTATTAATGGAAGTCCTTTTGCATCTGTAATGTAGATGTATGGGCCTAAATCAACAGGAATGTAGTGATTGTTTACTTGATAATTTTCTCTTGACCTTTTATAAGGAATATATGTAGTCGCCGTTTTGGTAATTTCATAACCCCTAACATAGGCCTTTCCACTCTCAACACCAAGTGCAAGATAATTTCTTACTGCATCAACTAAAAATTGGTGACTTGAGCCTGGGTAATATTTCAATCCAGTCGAATCTAAATTTTGATCGGAAAACTGTACAAGTTCTAATGCACTTACTGTATGTGCAAGTCCGTTTCCATTCTGATCTACCATTCCATCTTCATCTGCAAAATTCTTTAGTGCGAAATCTTTCGCAGCAACTTCAGTATCAAATTCAAAATTTTTCATGGTGTATACACCACCATTTCCATTTTCTTTGAAATACTCTCTAATGTCTAAATTGAACGGGCGAACTGTATAATCGCCAGACTCATCATATGTTCTTCTTGCAAGTACATCGGTGATTACTGAATATTCTGTATTTCTTACATGTGTTTTAATAATACCATCTTGAACGGTAATAATTTCTATAAAGTTATCTGTTGTTGGAGTATCTAATGTTCTTTTACTCCATACGAGATTGATTCGATATCTATCGGCGCCAGGAGCGTTGTAGTTTGTTGTTCCCTGTGCGTTATCAAAAAGAGATGGGTCTTCATTTGCACTTACAACTGTTTCTTGTATTTCAAATCCAATTTTATAACTAGGAGTGTCATCATATTTGTCTAGAATTACACTTTGTGATTGATTTTTAACCATAAATCCCTGAGTGTAATAAATTCCCTCTTCAACAAATGCAAGAGAACCCTTACCTAAAGGATCTGCATGGTCGGAACTAAGCGCAACTGTTGCGATTAAATTTAAACCATCATCATTTGATGCAGTTAGAACCTCTCCCTCTACGAAGGATGAAGTATCACCCTCTTTTAAATTTACAGTATTTCCATTAACAACAAAATCGATTCCATTTTCATCATCAATTTCAAGTGTAACACCATCTACTACTCTTTGTCCTCCAGCAACACCATCAAGATATTTTACAAACAGTGTTGTTGGTTCATCATTATCATCAATCTGTGCATCTTGATTTAAATCAACAGCATCAGCATAAGAAATGACAATCGCCCTGATCCCTGTCTTATTACCTTGAATTACTTTACCGACAAATTCTGCAGCGGTGGTAAGTCCTTCCGCAAGAGTTACTTTAATATAAGGAACAGCAACATCAACAGCAGAACTGCCAGGGATAACCATGGAACCTTCTTTAAAGAAGTGGTCTCCCATATTTGCAATTTGTTGTTGTAAAATTGTTTGTTGTTGTGTTAATTCTCTCGCCTGCACAGAATTTCCAGGCTTATATAATACCCTCAAGTAACCTTTGTCGATATCATAGTCATCATGATAGGGAGTGACGTTTAAATTTATTGCCATGTGTCTTCTTCTCTCAACTGGTTTTTTATTTTAATTAGAATTCAAATACTACTTTAATATCTTCAATTTGATCGATGGCTCTAGAAACGGGCTGGCGGTTTTCGATGTAAAGAACTTTACCTGTACCAGTTACGATATCAAATGTTTCTTCATCTGCAGAACCAAAATCTGGGTGTTGTGGACCTCTGTATGACTCTTCGTTTGCAGGAGTAGAACCGCCCTGAGTCTGTGCATCAGGGTCAGCGACAATAGCAATCTGTCTAAACTGTGCTTCAGAATCTTCAACAGGGAACATAATCTTAGTTTCTAAATTCCCCAAAGAATTTTCTCTTGTAGACTGTTCGTCATATTCAAGTTTTATTGCAGTCATTACATAATAACCACCCAACTCTTCTACAGGATTAAATCCATGTCCAGTTTCTGGAGAAACAATTGGTTTTACTTTACATGCATTAACATTCAACGTCCCATCGAAATTGTATGCTGGAACATTATCAACATCTACAGTTGCGTTGTCTACAGCAGACCAATTTGCACCAGTACTGGTGATAACAATTTTTTCAATTCTTTGGTCTACGACAAGTCCATATGCACTGAAAGAAGAACCATTACCAGAAATATTAACGCCGGGCGCAATAAGAATATCTCTACCAGCACCACCAGTAAAAGAACCGTTTACAGTTGCAGTTGCAGTTGTACCAGAAAGACTCCAGTTTGTAATTCTAAACTGTTCCTGATTTCCAAGGTCTACTAAATCATAACCAGTATAATCTGTCGCACCATCGACACCAGAAATTGTAACAACATTACCAGTTAGTGTAACAGAAGCGGTTCGTTGAATGTTTGGATGATAACCCAATCCTCCACCAATTGCACCACCCTCTTCGTTTGGCATAATTTTTACATGTTCAATCTGGCCAGGATTTGGTTGTGATG